CATGACCGTGGCGAGCATCGCTATAACGCGAAACTGACTGAGACTGATGTTATCGAGATCAAGAGGCTTGCCGCATCCGGCATGACCGGGTATCGAATTTCCAAAATCTATCCCGTGTGCATGTCACAGATTTATCGCGTGCTGCGTGGTGAAGAATGGAGGCATGTGGCATGACACAAGAACTCGAATTGCGCCCCTTCCAAGCTGCGGCGATTCAAAGTCTTCGCGTAGGACTCAAAGAATCGTACCTTCGGCAAATGCTCTACAGTCCAACGGGATCGGGGAAGACTGTCATGGCGACGGGTCTTGTCAAGGGCGCCCGACTCAAGGGTAAGCGAGTGGCGTTCCTCGTCAATCGCGTCCAGCTCGTCGAACAGACTTCGGCGACGTTCCGCCGATATGGCATCTCGCATGGTGTCATTCAAGGTGAGAACACGAGACGCGAATACGAGCATGTCCTAGTCTGTTCGATTCAGACGGTGGCGAAGCGCGGACTTCCCGATGTCGATTTCATCGTGATCGACGAAGCGCACGCTGTAGCCGGTTCGAAGGACTATCGCGGAATCATCGAGACGTTCGCTGGCAAGCCGGTAATCGGCCTCTCTGCGTCACCCTTCAGCAAGGGTCTCGGCAAGCACTATGACTCGCTCAAAGGCCCGCTATTCGAGCGCATGGTGATTGCCGCAAGCATTGGCGAACTGATCGAGGATGGATATCTCGTCGACTGCGACATCTATGCTCCGTCCGAGCCGGATATGACGGGCATCAAGCAGGTGCGCAATAAGTTCGGCGAACTGGACTGGTCCGATATGGACGTCGGCAATGCGGCAGATAAGCCCGAACTGATCGGCGATATCGTTTCGCACTGGTTCAAGCATGCGAAGAACACGCCGACCGTGGTGTTCGCATCCAACATCGCGCATAGCAAACACATCGTTGAACAGTTTTGCGCCGCTGGCATCAAGGCCGAACACTTAGATTGCTACGACGATACGGAAGAGCGCAGAGCGATCCTGAAGCGTTTCGAGAATCGCGAGACGATGATCGTCAGCAACTCGGCCCTCCTGGCGGAAGGATGGGACGCGCCTTTCTGCGAAACGCTCATTCTCGCCCGACCCACGAAAAGCCTGATTCGCTATCTGCAAATGGTTGGACGCGTATTACGCCCGTACGACGGCAAGGAACGCGCTCTCGTACTGGACCACTCCGGAACGGTGAAGCTCCTTGGTTTCCCGACCGACGATCTTCCGCTTGAGCTTGACGACGGCAAGCCGAGATCCAGCCAGAAGCAGAAGAAGGACGGTGAAAGCGAGGTCCCGTTGCCCAAGGCTTGCCCGTCGTGCTCCTTCATGAAGCCGCCTAGAGCGCATGAATGTCCTAGATGTGGATTCGCTCCGGAAAAGAGATCCGATGTGGTCCACGGCGAAGGCGAGCTCGCGCTAGTAACAAAAAGCAAGAAAGCTCCGAAGATGGAAAAGCAGGCGTTCTATTCGCAACTGCTGGCGATCTGCGCGCAGAAAGGTTACAGCGAAGGATGGGCCGCGCACGCATACCGCGAGTACTTCACGGTATGGCCGAAGGGACTCGAAAAAACAGCGATGGAGCCCACTGCGGAAATGACCAACTGGATCAAGTCTCGAAATATCCGCAATGCGAAGCGCCGTGAGAAGGAGTCAGAGCGTGCAGCAGCATAGGTCCAACATCGTCGAAGAGGCAGTCGGACGTTGGCGCGACATTCTCTTGTCCCTCGGGCTCGAGGCGAAGTATCTGCAGAAAGGGCATACATCCTGCCCAATCTGCCAGGGCGGAAAGGATCGCTATCGCTTCACCGACAAGATGCAGCGCGGCAATTGGATCTGTAATCACTGCGGCCATGGGGATGGCTTCGATCTATTGGAGAAAGTGTTCGGATGGGATTTTCTGAGGGCGAAAGAAGAGATTCAGCGGGTTATCGGAACGGCGAGGCTGCAACCAGTGCGCAATGAAAAGACTGAGGCGGAAATCAGATCGTCGATGCGCAAGACTCTGCAAGAGGCGAAGACCGTCATTACCGGAGATCCGGTCTGGAAGTACCTGAATCAACGCATGGGCATCGTTGACGTTCCGCGAGATATCCGGTTCCACCCTGCCCTTTGGCACTCAGAAGCGGAGAAGAAGTTCCCGGCAATGCTGGCGATTCTGAGATACCCGAACGGCGACGGCGCTTCGATTCATCGCACCTACCTGACTGGCGAAGGGATGAAAGCGCCCGTCGACAAGGTCAAGAAACTGATGTCGGGGCTTCCGATTAATGGCTCGTGCGTTCGGCTCAGTGACATTGAACCGCTGGTCGGTATCGCAGAAGGAATCGAAACGGCATTAGCAGCATCCGTTCATTTTGGTTTTCCGGTATGGGCAGCAACGAGCGCACCTGTGCTCGAGAAGTGAGAGCCGCCAGAAGGCATTCAGGAGATTGTGATTTGCGGCGACAACGACACGAGTTACGCAGGACAGTCGGCAGCGTACAACCTGGCAAAGAGACTCAAGACGAAGGGGTTCGAAGTGTCGGTGGAGATACCGGACCCGGAAGACTCAGACTGGGCAGATACGTTAAAGGTTGGCAATGGGGAATGATCGGCGACGAAGGCAGACTGGCCGAAGTGATCGACGAAATAGCCGGCTGGGATCTGGGTAAGCGAAGAACGTACATCCGCCAGATCGAGTCAGCAAACGGTACGGCGGCGGGGAATCAGATCAAGGACGAGCTGAAGGCGATATGGAACGTGAGGGATTGAAATGCCGGTAAATGATATTACCTCTCAGAGATTTGGAAATCTTCTGGTTGTCGGGCGGGCTGGCTCCAATGCGAGAGGGGCTGCTACCTGGAACTGCATCTGCAGTTGCGGAAACTCGGCGGTGATCGCTGGATGCAACCTAAGGGGCGGGAATACATCATCGTGCGGATGCATCAGGAAGGCAAATGTGACGACACATGGCCATACAGTGGGTGGCAAGAGAACCAAGATATATAGGATATGGTGCTCCATGATTGAACGGTGCTCAAGAGAGAAAAATCCGTTCTACAAAGACTACGGCGGGAGAGGGATTAGTGTTTGTGATCGCTGGAAAGATTTCGCGAACTTCCTTGCTGACGTGGGCGAGCCGCCAAAAGGGATGTCTCTGGACCGATATCCCGACTGTGACGGAAATTATGAGCCTTCTAATTGCCGATGGGCAACGAATAATGAGCAGCAAAACAACAGGCGGAACAACCGACGAATAGAGATTGATGGCGAAACAAAAACGGTGGCCGATTGGTGCAGAGACAGGGCGTTACCGTACGGAAGAGTAGCGATGAGGCTGCATACCGGATGGACAGATCGACAAGCCTTAGAGTTTGATCCTCCGCCAAAACGTGGCCCCAATATGTACACCAAGTTCAATGCTCAAAAATGGGCTGAGAAACGATAGAGGGGGTGTGAGATGAGGAACATTTCAGGTAGAGCGGTGAGGACTGCGAATCAGGAGGTGGCGTAATGACCCGCAAACAAAGGTACGACCGCAACAAATCCCCTCAGCACCGCTTCTCGGCGCTGAATCGGTTGATGGGGGCAAGCATCGCCAAGCAGCCGATGACCGAGGCCGATATTGACCCGTATGAACTGATCGTGCTTGAGGCTGTGGAATGCATTTGCAAGGGTATCGGGACGGCAATTCATTGGGACCGGATTGCTAAGGCGATCTGCGAAGCGTGGGTATTTGCAAACGATGGCGGTATCGGCGAAGAGGCAAAACCTTACCTAGTCGTCGCTAAGGACGGCATGGAGCGCATGAATGTGCGGTTTCGCGAGACCGGAAAGATGGAGTTTGATGCGCTCGGGCTTGAGGCGGTGCGCAGGGCAATCGAACTTTGGCGAGAACAGCTAAAGATGAGCACGGTTGGCGAATTGTCCGCAGCAGCCGATGTGGTTCACAGGGAGTTCTACCGGAAGGAGGCAGCATAAATGGGCGCACCGAAGTGGACCGAAGAGCAAGACGCAATCTTGCGTGAGCAATGGCTCAACAACCGTGACGCCGTTGAAAAGTGGACTCACATGATTCCGGGGCGCACGAAGAACGGCATTGCCAAGCGTGCCGAGTTTCTCAAGCTCGGAAACCGGATGGATGAGCGTGCATGGTCGAAGGAAGACGACGACCGTTTGCGCAAGGCATGGAATTCGCCGGGCCCGCTCAAGTGGAAACTCGACCAATTCCCCGGTCGCACGTGGCCCGCGCTGTGCAATCGCGGCGTATTTCTCGGCCTCCCCTGCCGCACGAGCAAGCGTGTCATCGGTGTGCAAACGGGATGGGCTGAGGCAGAGATGGTTAAGGTCATGACCGACTCCGACGCGCTCACCGTCAAAGAGATCGTGCGCAAGTCGCGAGTTTCGCAGTCCCACGTGCAGCGCCTTTTGAGAGATGGTCGCGGCAAGAAATATCGAATTGCCGAATGGGTTCGTCAGCGCTCGACGGGCTGTGGAGATTGGTGGCCGAAGTGGGAAATCGGAAAAGCACCTGATGCTCCCAAACCAGCTAACCAAACACGCGATGAACGGAATGCAAGCGTACGAGCGAAGCGCCGTGTTAAGTGCGTTCAAAGCAATCCGTTCCTCGTGGCAGCAGGACTGATCGAAGCGCCCAAACAGGGCAAGGGCCGCGTATATCAGCAGGACATGAGCGTCGACAAGTGGGCGCAATCAAGGAGAGCAGCATGAGAAAACCTCTACCAGTGCCTACGCAACTCGTTGCAGGCATGTCTCACCGTGAAATGCTAGACATCATGGCGGAAAATGGTGTGTTTTGTAGTCCAGATCGATTCGCCCGCATCCTGCAAGACGCACAACGCCGCGCCCTAGCCGATCAGGCGATGACGAAGCTAACGGAAGAAAACGAAAAACTCGGCCTTTATAACGAATCGGAGAAAGCAGCGTGACGATGCTCAAAGAAGTGAAGAAGCTGTACCTCTCGGGGAAGATGTCGGGCCTCGACGACATGGGATTCGGTCTGTTCAATCGCACCGCTGCCCAGCTCCGCGCGATCGGGTACGAGGTCGTAAATCCTGCGGAAATCAATGATGACCCGAAAGCCGAATGGCTTGGCTGCATCATCGAAGACCTGAAGCACCTCGCCACATGCGATGGCATCGCCCTGCTCCCGAACTGGCACGACTCGTTCGGCGCAAAGATCGAGCACCTTGCGGCGCAAAAGCTTGGATTGGCTGTGCTGAATGCCGAAGACCTTGTGACGTTGGAGGCGGCATGACGCTCGAACATTGGCAGAAAGCCGACGACG